TTTGTGCTATATTTTTTTGTGCTATATTTTTTTGTGCTATATTTTTTTCCTCCTTTTTTTGCATTAACAGCATTAGTAGGATTAGTAGGATTAGCAGCATTAGTAGCACTTGCTATTGCATTTAGATTTATATTTTTAAATTTATCATATAAAAATTTGTCAGGTAGTCCAAAACTTCTATAAAATAATTTTGAAAATATATTATCTAATGTTCCTGCATTGGATAAACATTCATCGGCAACAAAGCGACGTGCAAGTGACGGTTTTTTGTTGGAGCCATCTGGTTTGTATGTTCTAAAAATAACTACAATATTATATGTCTTGTTGTCTAAGCGTGAATCATTTGATTCATCAATATAAAAAAAATTATTGTTAGAAAAATCGCTACTATATTTTTTTAAATGTTCTTCTAAAATTCTGGTTATTGTTTCATTCTTCTTTAAATTATCATAATTATTGTATTTTTTATTTGCCATAATACTATGATATTTAATAGGCTGGTCTTTACTAGTCCTATAAATAATATATGTGTCATCTACAAGATTATTATTAATTTGTAGTTGATTATCGTATAAATTGAATTTTTCACGAAGCAAATATATAATATTTTCGCTTACAGTTGCAGCAAGTTCGTTTACATTTTCATCAGTGTCACTATTGTTACTTTTATCTTTATTTTTATTTTTATTTTTACTATTTGTATTTTTGATAAATTTTCTGTTATATTTATTTACAATGTCTGCATTCACAAATACTTCTAAATTGTTATTAATTCTTTTTTCATTTTTCATGCTCCGAGAGAACGCATCTATGTTATCATTTTCTTTTTTATATTTAATTTTATTAAATAAATAAAACATATTAAAATTTGCTAACTCAGCATTTAAATCTTTAGGATACAATTGTGTGGGTGCGTTTATTTTAAGACTTGAAATTTCTAAGTCATCTATTATATAATGAATTTTCAGTGTTGGAATATCAATAATGGGAATTGTTTTAACTTTTAAGTAAATATTTACCATTCTAGGTTTCTCTGTTCCGGTATAGTCTTTTTTTTTCATATGAATGAACGGTAAATCATAAAAAAGTATTTCATCAAGGTAAAATTTCTCGTTTTGAATATTTATCAAAATAGTTTCTTTTTTTAAAAATATGTTTTTTAAAATATACATTATATTATTAAACATTAATGCGTCTTGCATTTCATCATCATTAAAGTCGGATGTTTTTTTGCTATTATTAATATATTTAAAATTATCTGACACAAGCTTATTCATAATATCATTTCTATTAATAGGTGCAATTCTTCTATCATTTTGATAAGCTCCTGAACTAAAATTAATTATATTATCTTTAATTATTCTAACAAGTTGTTTGCTTGTAAATAATTTGTGTAATTCAATAAAGTTAGTTGTCTCGTCCATAAGCAATCTTACTTCACTAATATCATTTGGATATCGCATATTTGGGTCTTTAGGGGATGGTATAATATAGTCAGTTTTATATAGATTTTTAAAAATCTGTTTAATTTCTTGCATAACCGAACTATCAATATAATAAACATCTCTATTCATTTTGATTGTATGCCCTGACATATCCTCTTTTGCATATTTAGCATCTTTTAATATAATATTACTTTTAGAATGGTCATTAGTATTATCAATAAAAAAAACATTATTATTTTGGTCGGTTAATTCAATATTGACTATATATTCTTGGTTACTCCGTATTTCTTTAGCTTTTGCCCTAGCTTGTTCCTCTTTAGTTATAGGTATTTCTGGTTGTGGTTCTATTACTGTATTTTGCATCCTATTACTTAAACTATATTATATAAATATTAAATTTAAAAATAACTAACATTATTAAAAGATTCAATTATTTGTAATTTATTATAAATATTTATTTGCTGCTTGGCTTTTTTTAATGTTTCATACGCATTACTAATATCATAATCACTTACAATTTTATCATTGTAAGCAGTTGTTTGAGATAATTGTTTATACTTACTTGGTAATATATTATACTTTGATTCTTCATTTAATAAATAATTTGCCAATATTATAAAAATAAGAGTAATAATAATAGAACTAACAATATCTTTTGTATTAATAAACGCTATTGTAAAAATTAGAACTTCACGAGCAATATTTTTTAATAATAGCTCTTGTCCTTTTGTTAATTTTAATTCAATATATCGCGATCCAATATTCATAACAATCATAACAAAACCAGCTAATAGTTTATTTGTATTTAAATCTTGTTTTAAATTACTTATTGAATTTATCGAATCTGTAAAATTAAATTTTTTTAATTTTTTGAGTAATTTAAACATTATTAAACTATTATTATTATATTAGTAGAATATTAATATTCTTTTATAAATTATATTAATATAATAGTAAACATAAATAGTAAACATAAATAGTAAACATAAATAGTAAAAATAAGCATAAGAACTATTTAGTAATTACTAAATAGTTTTCTTTCATTTAAAATAGAGTTATTTAGTAGTTTTTGAGAATAATATAATCTTATTTTTTTATAACAATATTATAATATGCTTCAACTAAATCCGGCTCCACTTGATTCTGAAAATTCCAATTTATTAGAATCAAAATTATCTAAAAATTCTAATAGAACATTAAAAAATAAAAAATCAGTAGACTTTAGCAGTACTAATATTTCTAATGTTAAAAACAATGATAATGATTCTACAAAAAATAAAATAACAACTTTAGGAAATTTAATGTCAAAGATTCATGAAAATAATGAGGAAGACGACGAATATAGTAATAATAATAACTACAGCGCAAATGTTATTGATGAAAGTATTAGCAAATCATTAACAAGTAGTTTAAATAGCGAACTAGAGAAAATTCAAAAAATGAGACAATCAGGAAATAATATACCACATAATGTCTTTTTTAATAACAATGAATTAAATAATAGTCCAGTTCAGAGTCCTAATCAAAATATAGGAGAAAATTCCATACAAAATCCTACAAACAATAATAAATCCTTTAGTTCAAACTTATTAGGAGATATAGCAAAAACTGGCGATTTCTCAAATTTTAATGACAGTTATAATTTAAAATATAATCCGTCTTCACAAAATGCTAATTCAATAAATTTTGATAATAATAAACTCTTATCAAAACTGGAATATATAATTCATTTGCTAGAAGAACAACATAATGAAAAAACAAATTATATTACAGAAGAACTAATATTATATTTGTTTTTAGGAATATTTATTTTGTTTGTATTAGATTCCTTTGCTAGGGCAAGTAAATATGTTAGGTAATAGTTTTAAATAATAAAAGTGTAACTACTTAAATACTAATTAAAACTATTTAGAGCTATTTTATTAATTATTATGATAAACAATAAAATAGTCTTATGACATTGGTAAAAGAATATTTGGAATTGACAAAACACTATAAAGTAATTTATGGCGCAAAAACATTAGTATTAATGGAAGTAGGCAGTTTTTACGAATGTTATGCTATTAAAAAAGCCGAAGGACTATATGAAGGAAGTGATATATTAGATTTTACACAAATTAACGATATGATAATTGCTAATAAGAACTCATATGTTGATGAAAGTAATGTTGTAATGGCTGGATTTGGAATAATTCAATTAGACAAATATGTTAGAAAAATGTTGCTTCATGGATACACAATAGTTGTGTATATTCAAGATAAACAAACTAGTAAAACGACTCGCAGTTTGGGTTGTATATATTCACCTGGAACATATTTTGATAATAATGACTACTATAGTCATTCTGGAACAAATGTTACTGACTATTTAACAAATAATACAATGTGTATATGGATACATTATAGCAAAAAAAACAGAATTGTTAAAGAAGAAATGATTACAATTGGATTAACATTAATAGATATTATTACGGGGAAACTTATAAGCTATGAATATGCTATTAATTATATTAATAGCCCAACAACCTACGACCAACTAGAGAAATACATTTCAATTTATAATCCATGCGAACTAATTATTATTACTAATACTAGTCAAAATACTAATTTTATTGATGATGTTATTAGTTATGCCAATATTAATTCGGCAAAAATTCACAAGGTTTATTTAGTTGAAGATGAAGACTTTAGAGAGACTGCTACTGCTACCACGACTGCGATTGTAACTAGTTTTGAGACTATTGCAAAAAATTGTGAAAAACAGTTATATCAAGAAACATTAATAGATAAAATATATGGTGATGGTTCTTATAGGGGCAAATCAGAATTTCAAAATTATAGTATTGCTAATCAAAGCTTGTGTTTTTTGTTAGTATTTATTGAAAAACATAATCCAGCATTAATTAAAGCGATTGACTATCCGCATTTTGAAAATATTAATAGTCAATTAATTTTGGCAAACCATTCTCTCAAACAATTAAATATGATAAGCGACCAGCGCTATAATGGCAAATTAGGTTGTGTAGCTAATTTTTTAAATAACACACTTACTAACGCTGGTCGGCGCAAATTTGCCTATGATTTATTACATCCAATCAATACTATTGCAACTTTAAACGCAAGTTATGATGTAACACAAGAATTAATAGACACAAAATTTTATAAAATTATTAGCATTTATTTATTAAATGTGAGAGATATTGAGAAGTTTGAGCGAAGACTTATGATGTATAAGTTAGACCCAAAAGACTTTGGGACTTTATATGCAAATCTCTCTAATATTTCAATATTATTTGAAAAAATAAGCACTTCTAAATCTAATGTATTACTTTATTCATACATTTCTAGTCTAGTAAATGGCAACATTTACGATTTTGCAAGCTTCCTAAATAGTTATATTGAAAAAGTATTTGATTTAACTAAACTTGCCAATATTACATGCGATAAGTTTTCTAGTTATAGCTTAGTTGAGCTCGACTTTATTAGTAAAAATTATAATAAGAAACTGGATAAACTGTTTAAAAACAGTTTTGATTCACGAGAACAATTAGACGCAATTGTTAATTTTTTATCAGAATTGTTGAGAGATTATGAAAAACCAAAGTCAGGGCAAAATGTAAAAAGTGCGAAGGCAAAAAATGCTAAGAAAACATTAGTCAACGAATACAATAATAGTAACATTAACATAGATGATGATGAAGTAACATATATTCATAATAGTGATTTGTTAAATAATCCAAAAACAACTCTTGAATTAGGAGATGATGATGCCTGTTCATTAGGCTATAATTATGTTAAAATTCATGAAACATCCAAAAGCGATGCCTTATTGATTATTACAAAACGCCGTTCCTCATTATTAAAAACTATAATTAGCAACCTTATTGCAAAGTCTGGACCAAAATATAGTATATGTTATAATTCAAAATATAGCAAATGCAATGAAATTATTGAACTGGACTTAACGCTTATTGATTTTAAAAGCCACGGTTCAAATAATAGTAACAATATAATAATATCAAGCCAAATTAGCACATTAACTCATGCTATTCAAAACTCGAGAGATTGGCTACTTGACGAACTAGGCGCTACTTATAAAACTATTATGTGTGAGTTTAATAATTTAACAGCGGAATATTACAAAACTAATTATAAAAACGATGCTTTAGAAAACACAAAAACGTCACTACTTGGAACAATCTCTCAGTTTGTGGCGCTAAGTGATGTATGTTATGTAAAGGCTTATAATGCGTTAAAATACAATTATTGTAAACCGCAAATTGTGAACGAACCTACAATAAACGCAAAGTCATATGTTAATTTTAAAAAGCTTAGACACTGTTTAATAGAGCATTTAAATGCTAATGAATTATATGTAACAAACGATTTAGAATTAGGAACGGCAAAAAATGGAATTTTATTATATGGCACAAATGCGGTTGGAAAAACAAGTTTTATTAAGTCAATTGGTATAGCCATTATAATGGCTCAAGCTGGAATGTATGTTCCATGTGAAGAATTTATATATTATCCATATGAATATTTATTTACACGCATTTTGGGAAATGATAATATTTTTAAAGGTCTCTCTACTTTTGCGGTAGAAATGTGTGAATTGCGAACTATTATGAAAAATGCTACACGTAATAGTATTATTTTAGGTGACGAATTATGTAGTGGAACAGAAACTACATCAGCATTAAGTATTTTTGTCGCAAGTTTAGAGAGATTACACGCAATTCAAAGCACCTTTTTATTTGCGACACATTTTCATGAAATATTGGAATATGAAGAAATTAAAAGTCTTGACAAACTTAACGCATATCATATGTGTGTACTATTTGACCGTGAAAAAAACACGCTTGTTTATGATAGAAAGCTACGAGAAGGACATGGCGAGTCAATGTATGGACTAGAAGTATGTAAATCGCTAGCTTTACCTGATGATTTTATTGAACGCGCGTATGCTATTCGTAATAAATATAATAAAAAACATATTAGTGTATTAGAGGCAAAAAAAAGTCGCTATAATGCAAATAAACTGCGCGGTCAATGTGAATTATGTAGTAACCATGAGGGGACAGAAGTTCATCATTTACAGTTTCAAAAAAACGCAAAGCATGGAATAATTAATGGCGAATTTAATAAAAATCATAAAGCCAATTTAATAAATATATGTACGAGCTGTCATGACAAAATCCATAGTTTAAACAGCGAATTTAGAATTACAAAAACGAGCGATGGTTATAAATTGCTTCCATTGTAAAATATTATATATAATATATTATAAAATGGAGAAACCAAAATCTCCAAAATCTCCAAAATCTCCAAACTCTCCAAACTCTCCAAACTCTCCAAACTCTCCAAACTCTCCAAAATCTCCAAAATCTCCAAAATCACCAAAAAAACAAGAAGCCACATACATTATTGACGCACATGGAACTATGCTTACAACAAACTTTGGTGACAGTGATAGTCCTATAGTAACAAAAAAGTATCATGCTATTACTATACCACAAGATATGGAAATATATACATTTAATGATTTAGGAAAGTGTGTAGCACCTAGTAATGGAGAATCTAATATGATATGTAAAACTGATTTAGATAAATATAAAACAAGGCTAATAAAGTCTATTACGCCTGCGTTTAAATTTATTCATGAATATGGAAAAGAAAACAAATTTCCTGAACTATTTTTAACACCAGACAAAGCAACACCAGTTCAATTTTATAGTGGTATAACACATTGTATTCCAGAAAACCTTAGAACTAGTGGTTCAAGAGAAAAAGAACTTATATATAATATTGATGCTAAAAATACAAAAAATTGTGAATATGCTTCAATTGTTTCTAATTCTATATGTACTCCTTATAATTGTCATAAGACATACAGCACCTATTATAAAGAACAATTAATGGGATACAAATATGACCCAAGTGCTCCTTATCATAGTATTAATAAATGTGGTCCAATTTTGCTAAGCGAAGCTCTAGCTATTATTCAAGCACATTGTGAAATATACTATGGTTCCACTTGTGTCATAAAAATTTATATAATTGCATGTTTGACAGAAACAGATTTACTAAGCTTACGCGAGGGTTCCAAGGCTTTATATTTATATACAGCAAATGAATTGAAGCACGACCATCCCATGTTTTCTAGTGCAAATGCTTTATTTAATATTGCTCCTGATACACTAAATAGCGAAGAAAAGACTTACATAAAGAAGTTAATTGTTTCTGCTGATTTACATCTTATTAAACCCACTGTTAGTGAGGAAGAGAAACAGAAAAAAAAACAGAAACAAATTAACTTAATGGAACATTATTATGAAGTCAGCAAACATAATACATTTAATAAAGTTAACTTTCAGAATGTTGTAGAAAGTTTAGATGACTTTAAAGCTATTATGCTAACAAAGCCATCCTTTACCATACATATATATATGTATAGAAATAAAGAATTTCGTATTAAAACTTTTAATGGCGCATTTATAGAGTTTAATAAACTAGAAGTAACTAAACCAGAACTAACTAAAAAATTAGAAGCTACTTCTAGAGGACGCATTAAACAGAAACTAGATAATTATGTAAGAAATGCATTATATAAATTTGATAATGCTGAGGATGCTGATAATGATGATGATTTATATTCGACCCATGACTTTACTAATACTAATGAACTTGATATTTTACCTAGAATCAATGAAATTAACTTAGCATTTCCATTTAATATTACAAGTCCATTTGATTTAAGTGATGTAATATATAAACAATTAAAAGAATTAATACAACTCACACAACAAAAACAGGCTCGTGGTCCTCAGTATCGCAAAAAAACATTAAGGAAAAAACGCAAAAAACCAAAAAAAAATAATACACTAAGAAATTAGGAAATTACTTACTTACTTACTTAGCTTAGTCTTCGAGACATACTTTTTGACATCTAGGAAGTTTAACCTTAGTATGCTTTTCAATAGTAGCAATTTGTGCGTTATTAGGTGCTTCTTTGTTTGCTTCCCATCGTGCTAACATTTGTGGAGATACTCCAATAAGGGCAGCAAATTGCTTCTGATTTTTTAATTGACTTAATCTGGCTTGAGAGATTAATTGTCCGAGCTGTTTAGGAGCATCCATAACGATTACTTCTGGAATATGTGGTTTTTTAAATGTTACCTTTTTTGCATTATTGCTTGGTATAGCAGTTGTAAACCTAACACTATTCCAATCTTGATGCTGTATCATATTTTATATTATAATATTATAAGTTATTATAAAATAATATAACAAATTAAAACAATTCAATTTTATATAATATATTTTATAATATTATAGTATACAACATGGCAAGCAAATTTGTAAAGATGACACAAACAATTGTTTTTATTGTTATTGCGATAGTAGTAAGTATAATATTATTAAGTTATTTCAACATCAATATGACATCTAATGACACATTAAAATTAAACAGATTTGCTGTTTTTGAAGGATTTGAAGAGCAACAAGAAAAAGAAAAGAAAAAAACTAATCTAATTATACAATAAATACACTAATACACTAATACACTAATATACTAATACACTAATACACTAATACACTAATACACTAATACACTAATACACTAATACACTAATACACTAATGCATATTTTCATATTTTCATATTTTCATATTTTCATATTTTCATATTTTCATATTTATTGTTTTATATTATTTTTAAAAATTGAAATATAAAACTATTATATTTTAATAATATAATATAATAGTTTACTATGATTATTCCAGTAAAATGTTTCACATGTGGTAAAGTATTAGGTAATAAATATAGATATTATCAACGCGAAGTTCAAAAACGCAAAATAGATAAATCACTTGAACTTGATAAAGTAGTATATTTAACAAAAAATTTTATGGATAAAACACCAGAAGGAGAAGTGCTTGACCTTCTTAATTTAAAAAAAAGTTGTTGTCGCAGACATATGATAACACATGTTGATATTGAGTAATGTTTTGAGTAATGTTTTAAATAATGTTTAAGTAATTTTCTGTAATATTTGTTCATAATAGTCTTGTTTTTTTTTCTTTTTTCCATTTTCATCACACAATGCAATACCTAATTGCTCTGCTATTTTTGTCAAGTCGTCAAGTTTATAGCTTGAAAATGCTTTTAATGGTTTCTCAATATTTTCGATATAAAAATAAGTGGTTAAATATTTTTGCAGACCATCTTCACTAAGCGATTCGTTTAATAGCTCAACATCAAAATTATTAAATTGTGCACTCATTTTTTCATTTGATAATTGCAAGACTTTATAATTTTGTAAATTATAAACTTTTTCATCGTTATTGCTACATAAAACACAATATGTGTTATTGGTTCTTATAATTATTACATTTATTAAATATAATATACACAATGCATGAAATGTTTTAAAACTGATTTTTTCATTATTAGTCAAATCGTCTTCCACAAATAATTTACTTATTTTGAAGTGTTTTAAGCTATTTTTTTGACTTCGCAGTTTTTCAACCATACTAAATTTAAAGTCTTTCATAACTTTAAAGGAATTAATATTTTCCAAATCACTATCATTAAAATTGTTAATAATTTTGTAAAATAACCAAAATAATTTATCTTGAAAATTTTTATGATTTGTGATTTTAAACGGCTCATTGTATTTGCTATATTTTTTACTATAGTTTATTTTAACTTTACTCATTGGAATATTAGGAACTATTGACATATTATACTTTTTATTATAATTAGAATTGCTTGAATTAACAGTTGAATTAACAGTTGAATTAACCACTGAATTAACACTAGAAGTATTACTATTTGAGTGCGTATTTGATTTTTTTAAATCATATAACATGTATTGTGTTAACTCTTCTAATTTAATAGGAGTGTACAATTTTTCTTTAGAATGTAACATTAGTTACACTATTACTGATAATATCTTTATTATCTTTAAAATAAATTGTTTCCAAATCTTTTTTCAATTTTTCATCTTTATTAATATCGGTTTCTTGTTTTTTAACAAAGTTAATATAGTCTTGGATTTCATTATACGTAGCTATTGTTATTTTATTAAGATTTACAAAAATACCATTATTATTTTCATTTAAATAAATAGCATTTAATTTTAATATTTTAGCTATTTCAATATGATGTATTTTATCAAGCGGTTCAATAATTTTACACAATTTGTCTAGATCGTTGGGATGAATATTGTTTTCTTCATTTAAAGCCATTTCTAATAATAATCCTTTAAATAGCTTTAAATAGTATTAAATTAGGTAAATAAATTATAAAATTTTATAAATTGGTTTAAATAATTTATAATATTATATATGTGTTGGAACGAAACAGTATCATTAAATACTTTTTTATTTAGTTTTTCGCAATAAATTTTGCATATTTTAATAGTATAATCAATATCTATAGCTATTTCAAAAATATTTCATTTACTTCAATGCAATTATTAGAATATTTTGCTTGGAAACATTTAAATAATAAAAAATATAATAGATTATTATCACAGTTAGGTTTATTTCTTATATTTATACAACCATTCTTAGTTCGAACGCTTTATAAGTTAACAATAAACAATAAACAATAAACAATAAACAGTAAAGTTTAAAATAGCTAAGCGCTATTTTTTTTCACTCTTATTCCACCTTTTCTTGTTTTTAGTTTAATTTTTTCACCTCCAATAGTTTGTTCTATAGTAGAGTCCAAATCTTCTTCCACTTCTAACCCATAATCGCCTTCTAGCTCTTTTTTTAATGTCCCGTAATTATTAATATTAATTAATTCAGCAATTACACTAATAAATTTATCATTTAATTCATAGCGTTGTCCCAATACTCTAACTTGTAACATATCATTTTCTTTAATTTGTGAAAATAATTCATTATTATAATGATGGTCGCGTGCTATAAAAATAATATATGGACTAATATTATCCTCCGTTAATAATTCAGCACGCACTCCAACTTTTGTAATAGATTTTGCTACACAATTTAACATCATTGACTCCACTGGATTTGTAATCAAACACTCAAAAACACATTCAAACACCAACTTATTTGAAAATAATTCACCACCCGAATATGTTAACAATTTTACACTATTATTTTTAACATAACCATCTTTAATACATTTATTTTCATTAAATTGTTTTAATTTAACCTCTAATGTGTTAAATAAATCAGAATTAACCTCGTTATAATTTAAAACTATTTTTTGCGTTAATAATGAACTTATATATATATGTAAATTAGTAGTTGAATTTTTACCAGTCAAATTTTTACTACTCAAATTTTTACTAATTTGAGTTTTGTCTTTACCTAGTTTTAATGAGTAGTTTTTATTTACTAATTTAGACATCTTGGTATATAATAATATTTTTATATTTAATATTTATTCAATTATATATATTAATATTATATTTTTATAATAACGCAAAAAAAAACAAATTAGCTAAAGTTATTAATCAATGCTTGAGATAAGTTAAAAAACCAATGTTTGTCGTCTTTTTTAATTAAATTATAATATCTAAAATAAATTTCCAAAGCATTGCAAAAAGTAATTTGATTGTACTTTTTTAGTTTTTCAATAATAGTATTAGATACTCCAATAGCAACAAACAATTTTTCACTATGCGCTTTTCCCGCTTGACTGCATCGCGCGCCTTTGTTTGAACCGCTTCGTATTTTGAAATATGTAATAAATTCTTTTTTGTTTTTTTCTGCTAATACTAAAAATCCGAGAGATTTTGCCAATGCCGATGGAGTTACTTTTTTATTATTAATAGTTTCAACAAAATCATCATAGTCTTCTGATTGTCCTAATGTTAATAATATATTAGAACCACTAATGTGAGGAGTTTTACTTTTTGTTATTATGTATAATGTATAATTTTTAAATTTACTCTTTTCTGCTAATATTAGTGCTTTTAATTTACCATTAGCACTTATTATTATATTTTCATTATAATAATATAACAATTCTTTTTCAAAATCAGTTAATCCAGACAAATTATAGCCATTATTTAATAAATAATTAACAAGTAAAATTGTTTTGTCATACGCGAGTTCATCTAATAAAATAGCAATTGCTAATTTTTGGGTAACACTTGTATTTAATACATCACTATTTTGTAACAGTTTAATAATAGTTCCATAACTTATAAATTTATTGTCATTACCAGCATAATTGTCTGGCATATTAGTAATATTATTATAATTAATATCAAGTTCAATAATTAATGATTTTACATAGTCTATATTTTCAATTGTTAAATAATTCGCGTCAAACATGTCAAAATTAATTTTTGTATGTGCTACTTTTGTGTTTACGTTAGGTTTTTTTGGCGTTTCTTTAACTTGCTCAGGTTGCTCAGGTTGCTCAGGTTGCTCAGGTTGCTCGGGTTGCTTAGCTATTTTATCATCAAATACATCAAACGTTTCTGGGAGAGCAAAGGGTACACCATCTGGTTTAACTTGTATTGGATTAGAACGCTCAAAAATAGTAGCATCATTATTTAATAATAATGGTTGGAAAATATAAAAATTTTCAATATTTATTAGGTTACCTAAAGTATTATATTTATCAGTTATATAAATATTTTCATTATTTACCAATTGATCCAATGCATTATTAATATGATTTGTTGAATAATTGCTAAAACTAGTTAAATAACTAATAATATAATCTTTGGAGCAAAAATATCTCTCTTTAAACAAATCCCTAATAAGTTTAATTATTGCCTCATTATTTGTTTGTAAATAAGACTCATTGTAAGAATAATTATTTTCTTCAATATCTTGTGTTAAACTCATTTTTATTTTATATTCTTCTAAATCAGGTTTACATTTATAACTACATTCGGCCATATAATCACATAATGGACTGTATGATTTATCACCAATATTATAAATTATTGTAGAATTATTTGATAATGTTATAGACAATTTTTTATTAAGCAGTTTTTCATCAAACTTTTGTTGCTCATAATTTAACATGCAATCAATAGAATGTTCTTTTAATATTCTACTAATGCCACCTATAACTTTTGCTTTTGCTTCTGCTTTTCTATAAATCAATAAATCAACAGCTTCAACATCATTATTCAATAGTGTACCATGCATAAATATTTGAACATTTCTTTCATTGAGAGGCATATTTTTATGACTACAAGTTCGTATTGCACGACCAATTATTTGCTCTATTCTATTTATATTAAACCACGGCTCTAAAATATGCACTTGTCTTATAAATTTTAAATCAATGCCTTCACTTCCCGCAGCAGAAAGAAGAATCACCTTAACATTTGTACCATCACTATTATTTGTATTAGTAGCTGCTTTTAAATCACCAACAACATCAGGAGATAAATTTTCATTGCCACTAATAATAATATATTTGGCTCCATTGAATTTTGTTCCGGGTGTTAATTCTGACTTTTTCCTATAACTAGCTATATCTAGCTCTTCACTTTGGGGTGTTAAAAATAGTGATTTATTTGCTCCATATCTTGAAAATCCGAGAGATTCTAGTGTTAGGGCAAATGGAATCAGTCCTGCATCAATAAATTGCGAATATACAATAACGGGTCCCTTACTATCAATAATAGAGTCTATTATTGATTTAATTTTAAAACTATATTTGCCAATACTATTAATATCAAATATATTGGGACTAGCACTATTTTTATACACATAATGATGCCTTGATTTAGGTGCATATGTTTCTTGATATTGCATAATATTATTAATACCTGCTTTTCCAATTACCTCTTTAATAGAAACCAAACTATTTATTTCTTCCAAGTTAATATTTTCTATTAATTGTGTAATATTATTTTCATAAGAGGCCATTTTTTCTTCAAAATAATTTTCTAATTTACTGTTTGGAAATACAATATTTAATGCTTCTAATGGTTTTTGTAATAATGTATATCCATAAGAATCCATGTCATTTAGTTTGTCTTCATCAAATTTTGATATATTATTTTTTAAAACAATATTGTATATAAATTCTTGATATGGAGAGATTTTAGTATTTATATATATATCAAATAGTTCTATTGATTGTGTTAATGGAGCACCATTAATTTTAAATTGGGGGTATGTTGTATTTAAAATACTGTTTGGTGATGAAAAATCATTTGGTAAAATTCTAAAAGGAAAGCTCAAAGGATTATCACCTTTTACATAACTAATATATCCAGTTATTTTTCGTTTAAATAACTCTAATCCCACTTCTTCTCCTTTGGCATTTACTAGAAAAGAACCATCACTATTAAATATATCTTTAATATCTACAATACTTCGTCTATCATTCATATTTAATATATTAATTAAAAAAACAATTTCTTTATAATCATTAAACATTGGTGTTGCAGATAAAAATAATAATTTTAAATTATTTACATTTTTAACTAGCTTTAATAACTCATTTGAAACCAATTTGTTAGTATTATCTTTTGACTGTCTTATATTATGAAATTCATCAATGATTATTAGTCTATTATCAAAAAACTTTTGCAGTCTTTCTGCTACTTTTTTTTTATGTACGCTTTCAGAGACAATTGCAGCATTTGCAGAATTTGATTTCTTTATTATAAGATTTGCAAACTGCGTGTAACCCATAAATAAGTAATAATTATTTATAATATTTGTCATAATTTTTACTAATTTTTCTCGTGTCAAGTTTTTATGTGTGCTATTAATTTCATCTAATATACTTTGACCCGCACAATTATTAATTGTCCATATGTTATTTTTAAATTCTAATTTTCGTTCATCAAATAATTGTAAATAGAAATTTTCTTGAACATTTGGAGAGGCTACTATTATAATACGTTCACTATAACCCATATATTTCAAATATTTTCGTGTTTCTTCAGCAACTCCTATTGCTGAACAAGTTTTGCCTGTTCCAAGTCCATGATAAAGTAATAGTCCATTATAGGGGGTGTTTATCGACAAAAAATTCTTTATAAATTTTTGATGCGGTGCTAGTTCAAAATCTTTATCACATATTTCATTGCTTAATTTTTCAAAGTCAGAATCTAAATTTACTTGTAGTTTATTTTCAGCAAATTCTTTTTTGTTTGCTATTTTAATATTAAAAAATTCATCATCTAAATGTGGATATAAGTATTTATAACTTTTATCAAATGACTCATTTAATTCTTTCATATTTAATAACTCAATTGCATTCAAAAAGTATTTCGTGTCACTTTTTGTTTTAACATTTTTTTCAAGAGCCTCTAATTCACTTTTAGTTAGTGTTAATTTGTTTATATTTTCTTTGAACATTTCTGATAACTTTAAATTATTATTGTCAAGAGGGGGTCTCGTATAACTATTTGTCTCGTCTTCTTCTTCCGCGCTACTAGCTTCTTCTTCTTCGCCATTAGCTTCTTCTTCTTCGCCATTAGCTTCTTCTTCGCCATTAGCTTCTTCTTCTTCGGCGCTAGCTTCTTCTTCGCCACTAGCTTCTTCTTCTTCGCCACTAGCTTCTTCTTCTTCGCTACTAGCTTCTAACTCATCTGGTTCTTTTGCATTTAATTGTTCCGACGGTTCCGTCATTATATATATAATCTATATGTTTTTAATAATTTATTTAAATCATTTATTATATTAGTTTTTTCATAGTTATAATCTCTAATATAATTACATACATTAGTAATAGGAACCCATTTTATTTCACTAATTTCATTAATTTGAAAATTATTTACAGGAATAATAGCATTATCAATAATGCCAACAAAATATTTGTGTTTATAAGATTTATAATTTGAACCAGTAAAAATTTCTTCAAATGGCACAATATTATTAAAAATGTCAATATCACTTTTTTTATATCCAGTTTCTTCTTCAAATTCACGCAATCCACATACAATATCTTTTTCATGATAGTTACGACGCCCTTTTGGAAACCCCCATTCGGGTTCATTATACTTTTTATCACATAAATCAATTAAATCTTTTAAATTGTAACTTTCTAAAATATTAACAAAACCACATTTCAATTTATTAAATTTTATTTTTGATAACTTCTCCTCGTTTCTATACAAGTTATTTGTATTATAATTCCATAAATAATTCCATATTGTAGCAAAATCATTTTCTAATAAGAAAGTTCTCTCATTTATGCTCATATTATTTAATAAATTTAAAATATAATTTTTATCTTCCATAATATATTTGCCCCTCATAAAGTCTATAAATGCTAAACTGTCTTTACGCTTTATTATTAATAGTTCAATAACATTTTCAACATGTTTTAAATCAGCATTAAACTTTTTAACTATTCGTAAGGGAATAATTCCAATACTTGTTACCGGAACACGACAGTTATGAAATAAATGCCCTAACTTACCACAGTTGTTGCAAAATACTTGCTTCTTAATATTCATAATTAGCGTAAATAGCCAGTTAATGTATTAACGTGTTATTGTTTTATATTTATTTAAAATAGACATTTAATCGCCATTTAAATTAAATTAGAATATATATAAAATGGATTTAAAAGAACTGCGAAGTTATCGCATTCAATTTGAGCAACCATATTACAATTCAATTGGTTTAGGTATGTCATTATTTGATTTATTTATGACATTTTTTATTGCCTATTTAATTGAACCATTTGTAAGAGTATATACTAGACTAAATAGACAAGCATATTACTTAATGTTATTACCGTTAGGAGTATTTAGTCATATATTAACAAATCAACACACATTCTTAAATGGTAAATTGTTTGATAGTTCAATCAATTTATATAAAGTGATAATGATTATTATAGTAATAAAATTAATATATGAATTAGGCAAGAGTTTTTATGGTAAAAACACGTAATAGTTTTATTAATGTTATTTATAAGTTATGCCCCCTAATTTAAAAATATCAAATAATAATGTATCAAATAATAATGTATCAAATAATAATGTATTGAATCCAACAATATGGGGTCCTCATTATTGGTTTGTATTATATACAATTGCACTAAGTTATCCCAATAATAGCAATGATTCAACAAAAAAGAAATATTATGACTTTATAACAAATTTACCATTATTTTTACCAATTAGTGATATTGGAAATATATTTAGCCGATTTTTAGATGCTTATCCAGTTACACCATATTTAGACTCGCGCGAGTCATTTATAAAATGGGTTCATTTTATACATAATAAAATAAATAGTTATTTAGGAAAACCTGAAATAACATATTATGAAGCAATGAATAAATATTATGAAAACTATAAATTGCAAGAACTAAAGAAAAATGATGATCGCAAAAATAAGCAAAAATATATTTTTGGAAGCTTGATAATATTATTAGTGTTAATAATAATAGGAATAAGTGTTAAAGTTTAATATACTTAATATACTTAATATACTTAATATACTTAATATAATTGTTTAATATAATTATTTAATATAATTATTTAATATAATTATTAATATTAACTATGAAATTAGAATTGCTTATATTAACTGTAACAGGTTTTGTATTATTAAATACATATTTTGAAGGTAAATTAATACAAAAACTTAAAAATTACGAAAAATATTATAAAATGGGGTTAATTGCTTTTATTGGGTTATGCATATATTTATTTATTAAAAAAAATCCCGCAAATTATAAAGATTTTGTTCATAATACAAATGGGTATATTAAATATTTACCAATAGATAGAAATACAGCAAGTTTTATAACTCCTATTATTGATTTTACATCTAAATCGATAACAAATGAATTAAATAGCAATTATAATTTAAGTAATGGAACAAATATAAGAGAGTCTCAAAATTTACATAGGTCAATTAATACTAATTTGACAAAACAACAGCAAAAAATATTGCAATCAGGTAATACTTCAACAAAACGAAGTGTGAGCGAAACCAAAAAAAAATATGTAGCAGCATCACAAAATTGGCATTGTAAAGACTGTCAAAAACAATTACCTGCATGGTTTGAAGTAGACCATGTTATTAAACTAGAATATGGCGGTTCAAATTCTATTGATAATTTAGTAGCTTTGTGTAGAGATTGTCATGGTAAAAAAACTGCATTTGAAAACTTATAATTGAAAACTTATAATTGAAAACTTATAATATTGATTTTAACAAACTTAGTAATTTATATTATTAATATTATTTAATATGGCACAAATATTAAAAACAAGTTATAACTTGGTTAGTACCACTTCAGATAAAACAGTGGCATTTCTTAAAAACAGTCTAAATATTTTTCTTGATATAATAGTTAACGGAATAAAATTTAAATCTAATGCAACAGATTCATCAACTCATGTATATTATTACTATAAGTATATAACTATTATATTAATAGCTCTAGTATTTGGACTGCTATATTATTTAAATACTTATCAAAATTTATTTGGAATAAAAAATACACAATATGAAATTTTGGGAGCGCTTGTATTATTAGGTATAGGAATCTTTTATTTTCTTTTTTTAGTATTTAGAAACAATAGCAATAATACAATTTTTGAAGAGGATAGAATGAAATTAGACAATAACGCACTTAAATCAAAGAATTTAAGTAATAATACTTATTATGATAAAGATTATAATGTAGATAATGATACAATCAAAAACACACTTGTAAAACCATTACTAACTTTGTTTATGTATATTGGGTTATTATTTTTTATATTAATAAGTGTATTATATATTGTTAATTATGTATTGTATTCACAAAAAAATAGTAATTCATTTAGTATTACACAATCAATTATAAGTTTAACGATTGTAATTGTTGTGTTAGCAATTATTGCCGCTACTTTTTCAATAAAGTCATCAAATGCAAGTGATGATTGTATTAATGAACCTGAAAATATGCTTATCTATAATTACATTTGTATTATGAAAAAAGTAATTTTTTTTATACCATGTTTGTTAGTTATTGCTATTGATGAATTAAATAAAGATATTAAATTAACACCAACATCTGGATCTTT